TCGGCCCCTCCCTGTTCACGAGCGCCACGACTTCCCGTTGCGCTTCTCGTACTGCTGGATCGCTGCCACGACGTCATGGCCGTTGCTGCCCGGCGGCATGTTGATGGTGACGTTCACGCCGCCGCCGACACCGATCCGGTTGTTCGGGATGACGGTGCCGCTCCGGCCGGGCACCACGATCTCCGGGCCACGCTCGCCGACGATGTACGGCGTACCGGCTGTGACCGGGCCGCCGGCGGCGCGCTCTTGCATGCGCCCTTCCATCTCGTTACGCAGACCGCCGCCGACGAGCTGGCCGCCGATCGACACGACACGGTTGCGGGCCAACTGGTTCAGGCGGCTCTCGATGGCGGCGATGTTCCCGGCGTCGAGCGTGGCGATCATCTGCGCCTTCGTCTCGGGCGGCACGTTCTCTAGCGCCATCACCATCTCGGCGATGTCTCGGGTGTAGTCGCGAGTCTCCTGGGCGCTGCGGCCCGTCTCGGAATGGTAGACGTACATCTTCTCGAAGAAGCCGTCCCATGCGTCCTGCTGGTCAAGGCTGCCGAGGAACGTCTTGTAGGCGTCGTCGAGGTCACGGGTGGCCTCTTCGGCTCGACGCGCCTCGTCGGTGAAGTCCTGCGCCGAACGATCGACCTGCCCGATCGACGTGGCTACAGCGTCAGCGGACGGCACCAACCGCTCGGCATACATGGCCGCCATCTCGTCGGCGGCCTCGGTGCCGTACTTCATCGAAGTGATGGTGGCTTCCATCGCCGCGGGGGCTTCATCGCCAAATACCTTGTTCCACTTGGTCTTGAAGAGGTCGATGAAGTCGCCGTACCCGGAAGTCAGGCTGACGCTGGCTTCACCATCTTCTACAAGCGTCGTGTTCAGAACCCCGAACGCATCGGCCGCGACCCCGGCGGCGTCAGCAAGGTTGCCGAGCACCGGCACGACAGCCTCACCGACGGCAAGCGCGACGGCGTCGAGCCGGTCGCGCACCTCGTCCATCCGGTCGCGGAACTCGCGAGCCTTCGCCAGTTCGTCTTCGTCGATCACCTGGGCGTCGGCGACGCCAGCGAGCGACGCCTTCAACTCGGCGGACCCCTGGCCGATCAGCTCGGCCATGCCCTGCCAGCCCTTGCCGAGCAACTGCGACGCAACACGCGCCCGCTCGGCCGGGTCTTCGATGGCGTTGAGCCGGTCGACGACGTTCAGGAAGGTGCCGTTCACGTCGGTGGCGCCGGTGTCGGTCTTGGCGATCTCGACGCCGAGGTCAGTGAACAACTGCGGCGAAGCGCCGAGCGTCTTGTTCATCTTGCCGAGCGCCGATTCGACGGTCCCGGCTTCGATGCCGATGTCGCCCGCCACCTCGATGAGGCGGCTGGCCTCATCGACGGCCAGGCCGGTGGCGTCGCTGAACTGACCGGCGGCCAGCGCCGTGTCTTGGAACGCCTTGACCGACTTCACGCCGAAGGCGATCAGTGCGCCGCCGGCGGCGAGGGCGAACTCGGCGGCGTTCGCCTTCACCGAGTCGAACGCCACGCCGCCTGCGGCCTTCATCTTGCCGAACGCGCCTTCGGCCTTGGCCACCTCGCCGCGCATCTTGCCGAGGCCCGACTGGGCCGGGCCGGTGACGAAGTCGATGACGACTGTGAGCTTGTCGCTGAACGCCATCGGTCACCCCCTGGTGATGCGTCGGAACTCGGCCTGCAATGCACGCCAAGCGCCATCGGTGCCGCCCTTGCGCTCACGCGCAGCGGCGATCGTGAAAGTCCGCAGGCCACGGGACGGCCCGTACGACGACGACGCCCTCGGGCCTTGCGGTGTCGTCACCACCCGGCCAGCGGTCGGGCGGCGAGCCTTGCGGCCGTTCGCTCGTGGGTAGATCGACCCCGACGCCTTGCGACCCCGCTCGGCGAGGAACCACACGCCCGACGGGCGGTGATTCATCGACAACTGCCAACCGGCCTCGTCGTAGCCGAGCCGCAGCGGCACTCGGCCACCCTTGAAGTTCGACATGGCCCGGTCAGCGCCGAGGGTGTCCTCTGCTGCCGACAGGCCGCCCTTCTTGGCGTCGCCACCAGCCGCACGCATGATGCGCCGCCGGGCGTCGTCGTCGAGCGTCGATTCCAACTTGCGCAAGTACGCCGAGATGGCCGACGCCTCGAAGCCGACACCGCTGCCTGCCACGGTCAGGCCGTGAGGCGGGTGACCACGCCGGTCGTCGGGAACGACAGCGACACCGTCGCCAACTCGCCGACGCCGTTGCTGATCGGCGAGTAGCCGAGGTTCAGGAAGCGCAGCACGTACGACGGGTTCGTCGCTGACCGCACCGCCGAGGTGGGCCGGATGTCCATGAACAGCGACGACGCCGAACCGAAGCCGAGCGTGCCACCGAGACCGAAGATCGCGTCGGTCACGCTGGCGTCGAAGTCCTGGTTGAGGGTCAGCGCCACGGTGCCCATCTGCAGGCCACCGATCTTCTGACGCCAACCGGCGCTGGCAAAGTTGGTGAAGTCGAGCTCTTCGGCCTCGAGGCTCAGTTCGACCTGGCTCACCAGGGCGCTGATGTTGACGGCCGAGGTGATCGTGCCCGATGCAGCGGCGACGCCGCCGGGAGCGGTGCCGGTCCATGCGGTGCCGACTTGGATGGTTGCTGAAGTCAATGCGAAGACGGCCATGACGGCTCCTTCTGTGCTGGGGGTGGTGGGGAGGTCAGGCCACGGCCGCAGCGGCGACGAAGGTCACCGACGTGAAGCCGGTGATCGTCCAGCCGAGGCGGGCATGCGTCTCTGCGGTGATCGGGCCAGCGACGCTCGCCAACTGGTGCCCGATCCCGGTGAAGGTCTGCGAGGTGATCCGAGTCGTTGCCGACGGAAAGCCGACGGCGTCGTCCGACTGCACCGTGAATACGATCGAGCCGGTGCCTGTCACGCTCAACACGTGGAACGTGGCGTAGAGCCGCTGCGTCGCGGTCGGGAACGTGAACGCCAGAGCGGTGCCGGTGCTCGAGGTGGTGCGAGCCGCCGACGGGTGCAGCACCTGGCCGCGGGCGACGACATCGGTGCCCGCCCAGTTCATCGAGAACCCGGCGGCGTCGCCGACAGCGCCACTGAGCGGCGTGTTGCCGAGCAGTCGGCCCTGGCCGATGAAGGCCACATCGCCGGCCGTTGCGGTCGAGACCGGCGCCACGGTGAACGTGTCGAGCACGGTGAGGCCGCTGGTACCGAACAGCGGATCGACGCCGATCAAGTCGAAGTCCTGGTAGCCGTCGATGCCGACCGAGAAGGTGCGCAGCCCGGCGATCTTCTGGCGCCAACCTCCGCTGTTGAGGGTCGTGACGTCGATCTCGTCGGCGGTCGCTTCCATCGTCACGGTTGTGGCGAAGGTGGCGATCTCGAGCGTGTCGACGATCGCCGAGACGCGCGTGTTGGCGTAGACAGGCATGCCCTACCTCCGGAGCTTGATGCCGACAACGAGCACGGCCATCACCGCCGCCGAGCCGTCATCGGCTCCAGCGCGTGACAGGCCCGACGCAGTGCGGACGATGGTGTCGTGGACGGCGCCGCCGAGCGTGCGGTCGGCGCTGATGGCGTCGACGATCGAGTTCGACATCCCGGCACCCGCCGAGAGCATGTCGAGAACGGCGATCTGGCTGTCGATGTCGCTCGTCCCTTGCGCCATCACTGCGACCTCGAGCTGCACATCGACGAGCGGCGCAGCACCGAACGATTCGTGATAGGCGACGAACTGGTCAGCGGGGCGCACGATGGCGCACGGGAACTGCGGCAACGTTGCGGGCTGCAGGTCGTAGCAGGCGAGCGCCCGAGACGTGTTGGCGTCGATCTGGTTGGCGAGCGCCGTCATCACGGCGCGCAGGTTGAGCGTCGCCATCAGAACACTCCGATGGCGTCGACCGGCGTGGCTGATTCCTTCACGAACGGCTTCAGCAGCTCCTCGACGTACGGGTTGAGCCGCACCCGCAGCGAGCCGAACTCGCCGAACGCAGCGACACCGTTACGGGTGTCGCGCTGCATGAGGATGTCCTTGGCGAGGATCTTGGTCGCCTCGATCACCGGGGCGGGCCTGACTGCCCAGCCCCACGCCGCCGTCACGACGATCGTCGCACGGCCCTCATCGGTGGCGTCGATGTACCAGTCGCCGTGGATGCGTCGGATCTGGTCGTACGGCACCGCCAGGCCGCTCGGCCGACGACCGTTCAGCGGCTCCAACTGGTAGCCGCTGGCAGCGATCGTGTCGCCGTTCTCGACGACCGACGTGACACTGGTGCAGTCGTCGATGATGACCAGGCGGTACGACTCGGGCACGAACGAGCGCGCCGAGGGCGAACCGGCAATGTCGAAGCTGCGCCCGCAATGCTCGTTCACGGCGATGACGGCGGCGTCGATGCCAGCCTGCAGGATCGAGTCCTCGGCAGTACCGAGCTCGTTGCGCACCCACGACTTGAAGTCGGTGAGCGAGACGTAGGCCACGTCAGCCCTCGGCCTTCACCTTGGCAGGCTTGGCAGGCTTAGCAGCGACGACCGGCTCGTCGGCGACGAACAGGTGCGGCCCGGCCTTCACCAGCGGGTGATCGGCGGCGAGCACCGCGCCCGCCTCGTAGGTGCCCGATGCGTGATGCACGGTCTCGGTCAGACGAGGCATCGCCCCTCCTCGATGTTGCGCACCTGCAGCGGTGCGGACGGAATGGACAGCGGCACGGCACGGTCGATCACCAGCGCCACCCGTTCGGTGTCGTCGGTGTTGATCACGCTGTGCCAGTCGTGGTGCGCCACCCGGAACGGCACGCCGACCTCGTGGTGCACCGGGGCGCCGCACTGCAACAGGCAGCCGGCCGTCGTGAACGGCAACTGCCACCGCTCCCAGTGCGGGCCCGCGTCGATGTGTTCGGCGATGAAGCCGCCAGGCGCAAGGCCCGACAGCCACGCCCCATGCACCGGAGCGAACTGGGCGAGCACCTCGGCGAAGCCGGGCACCGCCAGGCGACCGGCGTGCACGATGGTCACCTGGCGGTAGCCGTCGTGCACACCGGTCTCGGTGGCGCTCGACCTCGCCGACCACAACGGGCCGACGAGGTCGAGCAGAGCAGCGAGTTGGTCGGTGCCGACTCGCTGAGGGGTCATCAGGTGACGTTGAGGAGGCTGATCGCCTCGGGAACCACGACCTCACCACCGGTACGCCAGAAGGCGAAGAACCCGGCCTGGCCCGTGGGACGGCGGTTGGCGCCGAGCACGAGGTTGTCGTAGTAGACCTCGACGCCGACGCGGTCGACGATGACGTACGCCTGCTGCCAGTCGCCGTAGGCCAAGACGTAGTTGTCGGCCAGGGCGGTGATGGTGCCGTCCATGTCGCTGGTCTCGTAGATCGGCTGGCCGAGCAGGTTGGCCGGTGCGGCCGCAGCGAGCTGCGCCCACAGTGCCGAGCCGCCGTTCGTGTCGAACTGACGGATGCGGTTCATGATGGACACGTTCGCCATCCACGCCGACCGCGAGTTGCGGAAGCGGGGAGCGAGACCGGCCTGCGTGTTGTACACGTCGGCGACGGCGAAGGTGTCGGTCGTGGCCGAGGCCACCAGCGAACCGGCGGCAACCTTGCCGGTGATGAAGCCCTGCGGGGCCGAGGTGCCGTTGCCGGTCGTGAAGGCGGTGCCCTCGAGGCGGTCCTTGGCGTCACCGATCAGCGTCTGCACCTGCGAGGCGAAACCGCTGTCGGCGAGCACCTCGTACGAGCCGAACAGGTAGGCCGCACCCTTGAAGGTGGGGATCGCCGGCTGGGCGAACGTCGGCGACGCATCGGCCGCCTCGGCGCCTTCCGCCAGCCACTCAGCCGTGACGCCGGCCGAGGTCACGCCACGCCACTCGTTGGAGCCGGCGATGGTCTCGACGCGGGCCGCCTGGCGCACCGGGTTGTTCACGCCGGAGTTGGTCAGCATGACGCTCGGGTCGAGGATATATGGGACCATTGCGCCGCCATTGGCAGTCGTCAGGCTCATCGCCGCACGCTCGAGCAGCGGACCGAACGAGCGGCCCTGCGTCTTGACGAAGGTCTCGAACTCCTGCTGGTACTGCGGCGAACCGGTCAGCAGGATGTACTCGGCGATCTTCGGCGTGTGCTTGGTGCTGCGCTCCAGCAGACGGGTCGTGGCGTCGCGCTGCTCGTCGGAGTAGCTCCGCTCGGCGTTGCGCTCCACGGCGGTGATGGCCCGCTCGACGATGTCGTGGGCGTTGGCCGAACGGCCCGCACCCTCGATGTCGTACAGGTCACGGTCGGCGCTGCGCTTCAGCACCGTCGGGGCGACCACGTCGCGGCTGTCGCCGGTGATGGTCTTGATCTCGCCGCTGCGGATCGCTTCGATCTTGGCGGCGCGCTCGTCGAGCTTGGCCACGTCGGCCTCGATCTCGGAGTAGCGGGCGGCGTCGGCCTCGAAGGCGTCGGCCTGCTCGGTGGTCAGGTTGTCGGGGTCGATGTCGGCGAGTCGGGCACGGATGGCCTCGGCCTCGGCGACGAGTGCTGCACGGTTCATCGTGCGGTCTCCTTCGTGAGGATCAGGTCGCGTAAGCGACGCTGGGATGGGGTGAGGACCACGACGTGCCCGGTGTCGGGCGAGGAAGTGGGGGACGACTCGCTGGGCCCGGTGACGGGCGTGAGCGAGGCGAGCAGGTCGGCGAGACGGGCGCGCATGGCGTCGTCCTCGCCGAGAATCAGGGCGAGCTCGTCGTCGCTGAGCGACGAGAACTCCGAGCGCACCGCCACGATGGCGGCATCCGAGTAGGCCGGGAACGGCGTCGGCCCGTACTCGATCATCGCGATCTCGGTGCGTTCCTTGACCGCCAGGCCGTCGACCTTGCCGGCAGACTTCGTGGCCCGGAACTGGCCCGAGAACGACATGCCACGCAGCGCACCGCCCTCAGCGAGGGCGAGCACCTCATCGCCGAGCGGGGTGGCAGCGATGTCGGTTACCGTCCACAGGCCACGCCCGTCGGCGCGCACCTCGGCGGGCACACCGATCGGCATGGAGTACCGCTCGCTGGAGTCGCCGTGGATGGTGCGGCCGTGGTTGAACAGCACCTGGAAGTTCGTGCCGCGCTGGCCGATCGTACGATCGAACGCCGTCGGGGCGATCCGCTCGAGGTAGTGACCTTCCCGGTCACGGATCTCCTGATCGCGACCGAACACGGCCGCGTAGGCGAGCAACTGGCGGCCGGTGGCCGTCGAGCGCACCTCGAGGTCGTCCAGGGGCGCGTAACGCTCGAAGGCGAGCATGGGGCCTCCTCTGTGAGGGTCGGCCGCCGTCAGGCGGCGAGCAGGACGAGAGCGAGGGCGATTGCCTCGTCGTCGTCGTTCAGGTCCGGCAGTCGCTCGGTGAGCAGCCGGAACTTGTTGCCAGGGCCACCACCCGGCGACGGGGGCGGCTCGGGCGGTGTCGATCCCTGTGACTGCAGCAGTGTGAGCAGCACGGCCGCTCCCTTCGGCTACAGCGCCTCGAGCGTGGCGATGGTGTCCTCGGTGGTGGCGATCTCGGCGTCGGCAGCGGCGATGGCGGCCGTGTCGCCGAGGCGCACCGCTTCGGCCCGTAGCACCGTCTGACGAGCGACCCATGTGCGGGCCTGACGGATCAGGTCGTCGACGGTCATCAGATCACCATCGCCCGGAGCATGACCGTGCTGGTGTTGAGCACCATGTAGACGTAGTCGATCTCGGTGGCGCCGTCCACGTAGTGAACGTCGAACGCCGTGTCGCCGAGCACCGCAGCACCCTGGGTGTAGGTCATCGTCGACCAGCCGTCCTGCTCGGAGGTGACCAGGTTCAGCCTTAGCCAGCGGCCGGTCGCTTCCTTCTGGACGTAGATGGCATCGTTGAGGTACACGTACTTGCTGCCGGTCGTGTACGTCTCTGCCGCCGGGGCGTAGGTCACGCCGTTGACCCAGGTGTTGGCGGCGATGTCGTAGTAGTCGAGCACCGCCGAAGCGCCACCACGGAACGAGTAGATGCGGCGACCGGAGATGATCGCCGACTCGTTCGTCCACGCCGAGTCGGTCGACTCCCACGCCCAGTGCCCCGACATGCCGGCGCCCGGCGCGGCAGCGCGGGCGACGCCCGGCGTGATCGTCGTCCAGGTGCCAGCGCTGATCGAATAGCGGAACAGCGTGACGGCGTTGCTACCCATGTAGTAGATGAAGTCGTCGTTGCCCTCGATGTTGTAGACCGAGGTAGCGTCCGGGTTCGTCGTCCACGCCGCCGAGGTGGTCAGCGCCGTCGCCGTGTTGCTGGCAATGGTGCGGATCTGCCCGGCACCGGTGCCCGACACGATCCTGACCTGGTAGTTCGACCACTGGTTCACGGTCCAGGTCTTCGCCGAGTTCGTCAGCGTCGATGCGCCGCCAGCCGTGGCGGTGCCGGTGGCGAAAGCCTTGTAGCCGGTGCCCTGCCACGACGGGGTGGCGATGAGCTTGGAGTCGGTCCCGATTACTGCCGCTGGGGCGATGCCGTCCGTGGCGCCGGTCTCAGCCGAGGCCCAGGTGTTCGTCGCGAAATCGTAGAAGCGGAACACGGCTGCGGTGGTGGTGCCTGCGGCCGTGATGGCGTTCAGCACGTACCACCTCGGCGTGATGAGGCGGTAGGTCGTAGAGGCCGTGAACGCCGACGCCTGGGTCGGCACCGTGATGACCGAGTTCGTGCCGATCGCGTTGCTGCTGATCTGCAGCGTCACGCCAGCGTTCGGGCCGCCGGTGATGTGGATGCTGTACCCGCGCAGGTCGCGGGCCAGCGTCAGGTTCGTGTTGATCGTCGACGTGCTGCCACCCGTGGCGGTGCCCGACGGGCCGATCGCCGTGGCCGTGCCGCACGCACCAGCGGCGAACGTGCCAGCCAGCGCGCCCGACGGGATCTGCACCCACGCATCCTCTTGCGGGTTGTACAGGTGGTGCACGGTTGCGCTGGTGACGTAGAGCTGCTGCTGGCGGAAGTGGCGGCTCGACGAGATGAACGCGCCTGCCGCCGTTGCCGCTGGGGCGGGCGTGCAGAACTCCCATCGCTTCAGGTCGAGGATCTTGCGGTTGCCGTTGGTGGTGGGCATCAGGTCACGCTCACGTTTCGTCGCAGGGAGTCGGCACCGAGGCGCATCAGGGCGGGGATCTGTTCGAAGGCCGGGTTGCCGCCGACCTGCGTCTGGTTTGTGAGCGTCGCCAACGTCTGCGCCGCAGCCAGCGACGCCGTCAGTGCGCCCGTCTCGACGTTCACGCGCAGACGGCCGGCGGTGTCGGGCATCGCCTGACCCATCGAACGGGTCAGCGACTGGATCGCCAGACGCATCGCCTCGACCGCTTCGATCAGTTCACCGACGGCGTTGATCGGCATCGGGTTGGCCTCGGACACATCGACGGCGGTGCCGTCGTCGCCGATGCCGAGCTTGACGCGCTGGTGCAGCAGGCCGTCGATCCGGTCGACGGCGACGTTCTCCCCGGTGCCCGGGGTGTAGCCGACGAAGTCGGTCATCAGTCCTCCTCGACCATCTCAGCCGAGATGATGCGGCCGTCCTTGTCGCGCTTGAAGGTGACCTTCTTGCGCTCGGGCCCGTCGGACTCGGCAGCGGGCAGCAGCTCGAGTTGCACCGGGGGCACATTCACGACGACCTCGGCCGGGGCGACATTCACCACCGGGGCAGCGACGTCGACCTGCACCGGCGTCGGATCGACCGTGACGTTCACTATCGGGGCAGGCACATTGACCACCGGAGCCGGGATGATGATCGGCTCCTGGCGCATCTGCACGTCGATTGAGTCGGGTAGATGGAAATGCATCTCCGGCGCCGTGGTGCGCTCCTCGACGAGCGGCACCAGCATCTCCGAACGGGCGGGCTGATCGCCCGACCCGGGCGGCTGCAACTGCACACTGAACAGGCCCGAATGAGCCGCAGCGAGACCGTCGAAGTTGCCGTCGACCGCCGCCGACACCGCCGCCGACGGCGTGAACCCGGCGTCGACCAGTTGGCGAATCGTGCGGGCATGCGCCTCACGAATCGCAGCATCGTCGGCGACGTCCTCCTGCAAGAACGCCACGTCGGAAGCGTCGAACCACAGCCGTGCACCCGCAGGCGGGCGCACCAGTGTCGCCAGAGCGGTCGCAGCACTGCGCCAGTTCGGGCGCATCGTTCCATCAGCGAACCGGCGGCGCGCCTGGCCGTAGTTGCCCTCGTTCAGCGACGAACCGGACAGGCCTTCGCTGAGGCCGACGATCACCGGCGGCACGCCAGCAGCGGCGGCGATGCGGGTCTCGCCCGCACCCTGCACCGCCTTGATAGCGAGCTGCTCGAAGTTGGAGCCGACGACCTTCACGTCGGCACCGCCGCCGAGGGCGAGCGTCTTGCCAGCGTTCGCCGTGCCTGCAGCCTTCGACCGGATCACCTCGGTGAGCCGCTTGAACGTCTCCGGCGACACCGACGGATCGAACGAAATGACGAGGTTCGGCGTCGCCTGGTTGTCGAGGAATGACTGCTTGAAGTCTTGGATCGACGTGTCGATGTCCACGTCGGGCAGCACCGCCGACAGCCACGACATGCCCCGGAACTGGGCCCGAGGATCGGGCAGCGGCGCGAAGTGCGCCACCTCCTCCAGGTCGAGCAGCACCGGCTCGCTCTTGTCGTCCTCGGTGTAGACGTACCCGGCCTTGCGCATCCCGATCACACCGCCGAAGCGGTGCTCGACCGGCTCGAGCATGATCGTCACGCACTCCGGGCGCAGGCGCTGCAACTGCAAGCCGTCCGTGCGCACCAGTGAACCGGCGCTGATCCAGTACGAGTTGCCGCAGATCGTCGCGTCCTGCTCCATGCGGGCCAGCAGGTCGTCGGTCGCAGCACCGGGCCACGGCGACTCCAGCGGCGACAGGTCGGCGTTGCCGAACAGTCGGCGGCTGGCCAGATCCTGCCAGCGGAAGGTGACCTCGCTGAACACCTGCATGCGCACCGCTGCGCACGCGAACGCCACACCCGAGGTGCCGTACGCCTGGCGGGTCATGCCTGCCAGGGTGCGCTCGGTGTGCTCGCGAGACTTCGGCTGCTGCGAGAACCACGGCAGCCACGGCTCGATGAGCTTGGTGTACTCGGCGAAACTGATCTGGCTGCGCTCGGCCTCGACCTCGGCAGGCTTGCGGGTGCGGAACAGCAGACTCACAGCCCGGCCCGCCAAGCGAACACCATGCCGAGCAGACCGCCGACGATCCAGCCGGCAGCACCGGCAACCATCGCAGCGCCGATGACCAGCGCGGCCGCCGAAGCGATCTCCACTGCCGAGGTGATGCGCTTGTCCATCGTCACCTCACAGGTCGATCAGCGAGGCCCAAGCCTCGGATTCGGGGGCAGCCGGTGCGTTCCATGCGCCGAGAGCGAGTGTCGCGGCGACGAGTGGTGTGATGTCCACCGTCGACGCCTTCTGCGACCAGGCCCACGCCTCACCGACGGAGCGGATGTCGGCGCCGACCACGGCAGCGTCGAGTGGTTGGTCGCCGAAGTGGCGCACCTTGGCGTTGCCGACGGCGTCCTGCAGAGCAGCGCATGAGCGCAGATAGTCGGCCGTGGTCGACTCGGTGACCGGCACACCGGCACGCTTGATCTCGTCGATCACGCCCACCGACGGCGAACGAGGGTCGATCACGATCGGCACGCCGACCGCCTGGTGAGCGGCCTGCACCTCGGCAACGAGCCACGCAGTGCCCGGCTCCCGCCGGATCAGCTCGACGTACGGCAGACCGTCGGCGCACGCACCGACAGCAGCCACCGACGACCACTGGCCGCCAGGCCCGACCGCCACCGCCACCGACGTCGGCGGCTTGTCCAACTTCGACTTCGTTGCACGACACGCCTCCCAGCCGGGAAGGTGTGCGTGCGCACCGTCGTCGGCGACCACGATGCCGAGCCGCTCGAGAGCGAACCCTTCGGGCGACATCTGCACCAGCTCGGTACCGGCGATCCAGTCCTCGCTGATGCGGATACCGAGACCGGGATTCGCTTCGTACCACGCGTCACGGTCACGCAGGTCGGTGCCGACCTCGCACGACCACTCGGCGAAGAACATCCGGGGCGACTCGCCGGCCATGCCCTGACGGCGCAGGCGGTGTAGCACCACCGACTCCGGCAACGGACCAGACGACGTGTAGATCAGTTGCGGCGGGTCGGCACGCATCGACTGCGCAGACATCGCCGGGAGGATCGACTGCACCTGCTCGTCGAGCAGGAACAGCGCCTCGTCGAACACCACCCGGGTCGGCGAACCACCACGGGCCGTCTTGCGGCCGCGGGTGATGAACTCCAACCGGGCGCCGGTGTCCCGACGCTGCAACGCCTCTTTGCCGTTGGCGAAGTAGGCGTGCGTGACTTCGTCGAGGTCGGGGTTCGATCGCACCAGCGCCACCATGCGCTGCATGTGATCGGCGGCCGTCTTGGCCAGGTGAGCCGTGTGCAGGATGCGAGGCTCGTCGAGCACGTAGAAGGCGTAGAGTTCCAGCGCCTCGAGCACGGCGTTCTTGCCGTTCTGGCGGGGCAGGATCAGCAGCACCGTCGTGGCCAACGCCCGACCCGCTGCGTCCTCGCCGAGCATCTTGTCCAGGCACCACGCCTGCCAGTCGTCGAGCACCAGGCCGCACGCAGCGGCGAAGTCGACGGCGTCCTGTCCGGCGCTACTGACCTGACCCGGAGGCAGGTGCTGGAGTCTCGGCCGCTGAGCGCCGACGCGCTGCACGACGCTGCTTGAGCTCATCGGTGAGTGACTGCCTCTCGACGGGCTCCGGCAACGCCGCCAGATCGGCCAGCGTCGCCCGCAACTGCCCTGCCAGTTGCGGGAGCATGTTGTCGCTGCACGCCTCGATCGCAGCGGTGAGCTGGTCACGCAGCCGCTCCAGGCGTAGGCGGCGATCGTCGTCGGTCACCACCAGCGAGTTCCCTTCGGGTTGCGGGCCAGATTGCCAGCCATCGCACCGGCCCGCTGGTTGCAGGTCGAGTGCTCAGGCATCAGTGGCGCCGAGTTGTCACCGTCGACCGTGTGGCCGGCGTGCCAGGTGACCCGCTTCCACGGCACCAGGCGCTGCTCCTCGGCCAGCGTGCGACCGCACCGCCAACAGCGGGTGCCGAGATCGGCGTAGGCCCGCTCGCGAACCAGGCGGGCGCGCTTGTCGTACGACCCGGCGTAGTGGATGCGGTCCTTTGCGGGCATCGTCATGCACCTCCATGCATGCATTCATGCATGTTCATGCACCGATCATGCACCCCCGGTGAGCCTCGGAGAGAGAGACGAGAAGCGGCGGGGTGCTCTAGCAGGCGTTTCGCGTACGTGAACGCCCCGCCCCCTCCCCTTCATGCATGGCGACTGCATGGTCATGCATATATGCATGCAAGACCGATGCATGGCCCCGACAACGGCAACGCCCGCCGGTGCTGCTGCACACGACGGGCGACTTACACCAAGACTACAGGTTTCTGGTTTCATTGTCCAACATCGACGCAGGTCAGCGACCAGGTTTCATCGAGCATCGACGACATCCCGAACCGCCAGCCCCTCACCGATGCGCCAGCGCCGCTCACGCTGGTAGCACGCCGAGCACAGCCCAGCCTTCGCCGGGATCTCCTCGCAGGTCGGGTCGCCCCACTCCATGCCGCCGTCACGGCCGGGCAGCGAATCGCGACACCGTGACACAGCGATCGGCGCACGCAGGCCGATGGCCCGGTCGATCATGTGCGCCAAGGCGCCGATCATCTCAATGACCGCTTGGGCGTCCTCGCGCAACGTGTCAAGCTCGGTCGAGAAGTGCACCCGGCTGGCGGCGACCCGCTCGACGGCGGTGAGCGCCTCGACGTCGCTGCCGGCGCCACGGGTGATACCGGCGCCGCTAGTGTGGTCGGGCATACCGTCAAGCACGAGCAGCTCGCGGGCGAGGTGGCCGAGCGCCGACGGGTACGACGACGCCAGGCGGTCGAGCAGGGTGGCGGCTGCAGCGAGTTGGACGTCGATACGGGTGCGGGTCATGGGTTGGCCTTTCATCGTCAGAGGTGGGGACAGCGGTAAGCGGTTCATCGTCAGAAGTGATCCATCGATGGGACGGGCGAGGCGGCTGCGCGGGGCTGCGGGGCTGTTTCGCCTCGCTGGCCGACCGTTTCGCGACCGAGGTCGTCCGCGCGGGGCTGCGGGGCTTGCGGGGCTGTTTCGCCACGCTGGCCGACAATTTCTGGCGCAGCGCTCACGCCACCCTGTGGATAACTTTTTTCGCGTGGGGTAGGGGGTTCAAGCCCCGCAAGCCCCGCGTCTTTCGCGTCATCCCTGCTCACAGCGTCGCCCTCGCGCGGGGCTTCAGCAAGCCCCGCGCTCTGCATGGCGACCGAACGCTTCGTCACCGAGTAGATGACGACTCGTCGCCGGTCGCGAGGCATCTCGACAAGGTGCATCCCGCTCGCCCCGTAGTGCCGTCCGGTGCGCTTGCGGAGCGCCTGGCCGAGCCGCTGAGTGAACGATCCCTTGCCCCACTCCCCCGCGAGTTCGTCGGGAAGCGACTCGAGGATGCGGTCCCCGGTGTACGGGTCGCGCATCTTGGCCACCAGGTCGCCGACGCTGAGCGACTCCTCGCCGACCTGATCGAACCAGGCGCCGAGGAACGCTTCCCATGCCCCCGCTTCACGGTCGGCCGATGCGTGGAAGTCGGCAAGGTTGCCGAGGAAGTCCTTCACCCCGGCGTGATCGAGGATGCCGCCGACGGTGCGCACCCAGCGCGAGTAGTCGCCCATCGCTGGTGCGTTGGTCGCCATCGGCCGACCAGCCACCCACCATGACCGGATGATGGTGCACAGCGCATGCAGCAGTTCGCCACGGTTGTCGCTCACCCAGCCACCGAGGTCGGCGTGCTTGAAGCCGGTACGCAGCCACGGCGACGCCTGGCGGGCGTCGAGCCGGATGCGGTAGCAGCGTCGTGCGAGGTCGCCGCCGACGTCGATGTTGTTGCCCGTGCAGGCCCAGGTCGCCCGGTTCGGCACGGTCACCATCTCGGATCGGCCGAGCACTCGGCCCTGCCATGAGTCCGCGGTGAGCACCGCGGCGAGCGTGGGGCTCTTGATGACGCCCTCGACGTTGTCGAAGATCAGCATCGTCGATCCCGCCATGAGTGCAGCCGTGACCTTCTTCTCCAGCTCTTCGTCGCCGGTCGGCCACGCCATCAGCGCAGCGGCCCGGCCGATGGTGATGATCGCCGCCACCTTGACCAGCAGCCCCTTGCCGGTGCCCGGCTCTGGTGCGTCGACGAGCGCCATCGGCACCTGGCCGACGATGGCTCGCACCAGCGGCGTCAGGAACAGCGCCCAAGCATTGGCCCGGTCGGCGGTCGAGTCCCACGGGAAGTCGCACAGCGTCTCGTCGATCAGCGCCACTGCCGCGGCGAGTTCCGCGGCCGTCGGTTCGTCGCTCACGCCCGGGTACGGCTTGCCTCGGTGCCAGTGGAACAGCCGGGTCGAGCCGTCGTAGCCGTGGCCGATCTGGAACGTGCCGTCGGGGCGTAGCACCGGCAGTTCGACGACACCGGCAAGGGCAGGCATGTCCCACGCGCCCGAGGCAACGATGGACGCCGCCACATCGCCCGGCGGTGACGTGCTCGAATGGTCGCCGTCCTTGTTGACCCGGTACCAGTTGGCGGCGTGGGCGAGTTGCAGCCTGACGTGCTCGGGGCGCAACGCTTCGATGAGCGGCCGGTCATCTTCGTCTTGGCGCAGCCGGCACAACTGCCCGGCGCGAACGAACACGGCCGGCGGGTCGTTGGCTTCCTGCAGGGCGAGCATCGCTTCGGCGACGACCTCGTCGTGCTGGCGGCCGTTGTGCACGATCCCGCGCCGCGGGCGTCGGCCCTCGACTTCGGCCCTGGGGTCGGTGAACGGGTCGCCGAGGTCGATGCGCTGCTTCTCGCCGTGCTCCTTGGCGGCCTGGTAGAAGTCGCCGCCGTGCTCCATCGCCACATGAAAGCCCCACAGGGTGACCATCTCGGTGGCGGTGAACGGTGCCCAGTTCGACGAGAACACCTTGAGGCATTCGGTGCCGCCGTAGTACAGGCTCGCCGATGCGCCGTCCTTCGGGCTCTTGCCCGGCCGGGTCCATAGCTCGTAGTAGCCGCCACCGCTGTCGGTGTGCTGCGAGTGCAGCGTCGCCCCGTACCTGGTGAGTTCGTCGGCCCAGGTGGTGTTCTGCGCCCAGATGTCGCCGGGCTTCATCTCGCCGTCGATGCGGGCGATCCGCTCGCGCCGGGCTTCGTTGTTGCCGACCGGGGCCTGCAGCAGGTCGATCAGCCACTGCGGTGCGTCGGCGACGGCCTGGCCCGACATCGGGTCGTGCTCGATGTCCCACTGGTAGGCCTGGCCGGTGGTGGGGTGGATCGTCGGGGCGGCCAAGACCTGGCCGTTGATGCCACGCACGTCGATGCCGACGCCGAGCACGCCGCTCGCCGAGTTGTGGATCTCGCCCGTCTCCGGCCAGCGAAGGTAGATGTGGCGACCGTTGCCACCCGTGATCGCTTCGACGGTGTCGGGCAGTCGGCCGTACCGGGCCTCGAGCGCCACCAGCGAATCGTCGCCACCGTCGCGCGGGTCGATGTCGATGACGAACAGGCCCGAGGCTGGCCCGGTGGCGATACCGACGCCGTGGGTCGGGTTGGCGGCGTAGTAGCGCCGAATCCGCTCGGGGTCGGTGGTGGCCTTCGTCTCCCATTCGGCGATGCCCTTGGGGTACTTGTAGCCGGTGGGGATCGGCACGACTCGCCAACCGTTGGCGGCGTACCAGAGTGCGTGATCGAGTGTGGTCATGCTGCATTCGCCTTGTTCTGTCGGTGCGAGGTGTGCACCGTTCCGTTCATCAGTGCGCACGGGACGCAGTCGGACTTGCAGCCACCGCGGTCGCCCCAGCGGGTCGACGTGCAGTCGCCGCAAGAGCAGCGCATTCCCTGCAGCTTCGACCAGTCGGTGAAGTCGGCCGCCGGAAGCGGCGTGATCGTTGCGACCAGATCGACCCTGGCCAGCCTCTCTATCTCCAGGCGGCGATGCTGTGCGGCTTCGAGCCTTGCCCGGACCTCCATCTTGAGGCGGCTGGCCTGTTCTTCCTCAAGCCTTGCTGCCTGCATCTCCATCTCAAGGCGCTGAGCCTGTTCGACCTCAAGCCTTGCGTCACGCAGACGCTCCTCGTGCCGACCCTGGTGCAGTTCCTTGGTGGCCCACTCCACCGCCGGCCGATGGCACGTCTGATGCAAACTCATCCACGTTTCGACGTCCATCAGTTGCGCAGCGAACCGCTTGGCCTGGTGACGTTCACCGACGGTCTGCATCAGCGGCGGGGCGCCGAACACGGCACCGGCACTGACCACCTTCACGAACTCGAGCAGGTCGGAGGCGACGCGCGTGCGCCAGCCCGAGTAGGCCGTCGGCCGTTCGGTGCAGTCCCGCTTCATCGCGTCGAGACGCCACACGCCGTCGGTGCCGCAGTCCAGGTAGATCGGTCGCTGGTGCGCCAGCAGGGCGCGCCGGGGCATCGCCCAGCGGAACACGTGCGGCGCGCTCGGGTTCGTGATGTTGAACCACTCGTGCGCGTACCTGGCGTCGTAGATCCAGCACATGTCGCCGTAGGTCGCTTCGCGTGACGTGATCGCCTCCTCGGACATCACCTTCGTCTGCGCCTCGACGACCCGGCCGTCGGCCAGGACGACGTCGGCGCGATGCAAGCGGCCGTTGGCGGCGATGTAGCCGGGCACCTCGGGCTGGGCGCCGAAGTGTTCGAACAGCATCTTCACTTCCTTGTGCCAGTCGCCTTCGCTGTTCTCGGTGTCGGCGACGGGGCAGTCGCTGCCTGGCTCGTGCGCCCAGTGCGAAACGACCTGGCCGTTGCCGGGCTTCGCGATCATCAGGCAGCCCTTGTAGCAGCGGCCCCTCATCCCGAGTTCCGTTGCGGCGACGAGCTCGCCCTCGACGAGTGCGTAGTGGGCCATCAGCGGGCCACCGCTTCGTCGTCGACGACAGCGTCAGGTACAGTGCTCATTGGTTACGTCCTTCCATGACGTGATCCGGGCCCCCGACCGTCGCAAGCGGTGCGGGGGCCATCTGGTTTTCGGGTAACGCACTGGTGACCCTAAGGGCGGCGTCGGCAAAACCGGACAGGGATCTGCGGAGCGGCTCACTCACGCCGCACCCCTTCCCTCGTTCTTCCGTCGCGCCCGGTAGTCGCGTCGCGCCTCGTTCACTGCTGTCTTGCACGGCTGGCACGCCTCCTCGCCGTTGCGGTGGTGCCGCCAGTACCCGGCGGCGGTCCCGCAGGCGTCGCCGCCGTGGCGGTACTTGCGCCGCTGCCCCGGTGTCATGCCGCCGACGACCATGACCGGCGACGGGTCGTCCGGTTGGCGCAGCACCCACGCCCGGCACCGGTCGAGGTGCTGGCAGTCGGCGCAGATGGCGAGCCCGGCCCGTTCCTGCCTGGCGCGCTTGTGTTGCGGCCGCCACGGGTCGATGCACATCTCGTCGCCACGGTCGGTGCAGGCGAGCTGCGCACGCAGTTCGGCCCAGTTCATGCCGCCCGCTCCCGCTTGGCCGCCTTGCCGACCTTCACATGGAAGGCGTGCGCCTCACGGCACGACTGGCACGGCCGCTCGCCGCGACGGCGATGCGCCTGGGCCCCAGCATTGCTGCCGTGGTTGATCGGCTTGAGCGTCGTGCCCGGCTTCGGCCCCTTGCGGCCACCCGCCCGCCGGCGCCTCTCCTGCCGCATCTGCCGACCGGACAGACCGCCCCAGATGCCCTCGGTCTCGCCGACCTCGATGGCGAACTCCAGGCACTGCTCGGCCACCGGACAGGTGGCGCACACCGCCTGGGCGTTGCGAGCGGTGAACGAGTCGCCCCGCTCAGGGAAGAACAGGTCCGGGTCGAGCCCACGGCAGGCAGCGAGGGTGCGCCAGTCAGCGGGAACAGTCCCGATTTGGTGCTGTTCACTCACGGCTGGGCTCCCACATGTGTAGCGCTGGCGCTACCGTTGGTGCGGGCGGCGGCGTGGGCGACGATGGCGTCGCACAGCGCCTCGGCCAGTTCGTGGATGCGCAACTCAACTTCGTCGTAATTCCGATAGAGCCACGCGCTACCACCATCGGTGTATGGGTGGGAACGCTCGTGCAGCACCTCGTCGATGATCGGGTACAGCTCATCCTTCGTCACTCCCCTACCTCCTTGTTCTTCTCGTTTCTCAGGTGCTCGGCCAGCACGCCGTCGAGCACGGTCATGCCGCCGAGGTCGGCGGCGTCGTCGACCTGGCGTCGCCGCCTGATCGGTCCCTGGGTGAGCGGCCGACCCTTGGCGGCGACGAGTTCGTCGTGTTCGTCCTTGGTGATGCCGGTCGCCGGGATCGGTGTCGGATCGGGGGTCACTTCAGCCCCTCCGCTCGCCGTTTGGCGTCTAGCTCGGCCCATAACTCGTTCCGCTGTGCAATCAACTGCTGCACCTGCGCATCCCGCAGGGCGAGGTCGCGGCGCATCTGCTCGATGCCGTCGACGAGTTCGGCGGCGAGGCGTTGTACGTCCTTGCGCTTCACCCCAGCCCCCTCATCCACCAGTGAGCGAGCAGCGCAGCGTCGGCCCGCCCGTCGTCCTTGACACGGTCGAACAGGTCGTCGAGCGGCCACAGCCGTTGCGCCGCCAGGCGGTGCGCACCCTTGTCACTGCCGACGCCGAGGTCTTTCGTCCACCGTTGCGGCGTGACGTAGGTGACGGGCCGGTCGAGCCCGACCAGCACGCCTTCGATGACGCCGCAGCCACGGCCGAACGAGAACGCCGATGTGGCGCCGGAACCCTGCACGCCCTGCACGTCCTCGACGACGACCATGACGGCCGGGCCGATGTCGACGAGCAGGTCACGCAGATGCCGGGCCGAGATGCGCTTCTTGCCGCGCACCTCGATCGTCGGCATGTCCCAGACGAGCACCTCGCCGGCGGCGTTGACGACAGCGATGGCGCCGGCGACGCCGGGGTCGATGCCGATGGTGAGGGTCACTGCGCCCACTCCACGCCTTCGAGGCTGTCGGGCACGCCGACCAAGCCGTGCTCGGCGAGCAGGTCGTTGATCCGGTTGGCGGTCGCACGGTCGGGGCAGGCGATCACACCGGTCGGGCCGACGACCACCCATGCACCGACGTGATGCACGGAGTGGGCGAAGGCCACCGGGTAGTCGCCGGTCACAGTGCTGCCGCCGCTGCGTCTCGGGCGGCCTGGTGGTTGACGGCGGGCCGGTCGGCGTCGATGAGGCCCTGTTCGCGGCAACGCTTCACCATCCACTGAGCCGTGGTGGCGTGCACATCAAACACGCAGGCCAGCCACGGAGCTCGCCGGTCGCCAGCGAGGTCAGCATTGCCGATCTCATGGGCGACGATGTGCCAGTCCCAGCGGCCTTCCGGCGTGCGGCCGTAGGGCGGTTCGGGGTCGTCCTCGGGAGCGTCGTTGCTCGACACGAACGACGTCGGCAGCACGACAGCCTCGGGCACGTCGATGCGCAGCACCGTCCGCTCCTCCTCGGCGATGACGTCCATCAGTAGCGAGTCGGCGTCCAAGCCGAACGCCTCGATGGCGGCACGGACGAACGACATGCGGTGCTCGATCTCGCTCGCCTCGGCCTCGAGCAGGCGCAGCGCCTGGCCGAGGTGTTCGACGGCGGTCACTGGGCCACCTGCAGCATCTGCTCGATCGCCTTGGTGATGATCACCGGCTCCGGTGTCGTCGGCGTGAACCCTGCCCATTCGCACCACACATCGACGGCCCGGTGGGCGAGCTGCAAGCGCTCGGCGGCGTAGGCGGCGTCGGCGGCGGCATAGGCGGCGGCGGCATAGGCGGCGGCGTAGGCGGCGGCGTAGGCGTTGGCGGCGTAGGCGGCGGCGGCGGCGGCATAGGCGGCGGCGTCGGCGTCGGCGGCGGCATAGGCGGCGGCGGCGATTCTGCACTGCTTGGCGGTCACCGTCCCATCGCACCAACCTTCTGCCGCTTCGATCGCTGCCAACGCCTCAGGCGCTGACGTCAGATGCAGCACCTGCCGGGCCTGATCGGCGGCAACCCGCACCCACACCCGCTGACGCTCCAACTCGGTCAGCGGATGGGTGCCGGTGCCGACGATGCGGTGCGCCAGGTCGAGCACCTTCACCGAGCATGTCGGGCACAACAGGTCGCCGTCACGGTGCGTGCAGATCGAGTCGTTCACCCGCTGCACGATCCGTGCCAACACCCGGTCAGCGCACGCCGGCAGGTCGGTGATCGTGCTGTCGCCGGACTCCCACGACACAACGTTCATGGCGCAGCCCTTGCCGCTGCCCGCCTGATGCGAGCCGACGGCGAGCCGGAGGGGATGGTCGACGGCGCTCACCACGGCTCCTCTGCGGGTGCGGCAGCGACGGTCGCCTTCGGGGCGTCGAGCGTGATAGCCGTGGCCTCGAGGTACGCCTTCTCGGCGGCAGCGATCGACGCAGCGTCGCTGCCCTCGACCAACTTCAGCGGGCCGTAGAAGCCGAGGGTGACGCCCTTCATGCGCAGCGCCACGACGTCGGCCTGGTCGGTGATCTGGCCACCGCGCAAGCCACCCTCGCTGTCGTATGCCTGCGCGTACTCGACGCTCAGGCGCAGTTCGTCGCCGACACGGATCGAGCCGTTGCGGTGGGTCTTGCGGGCCTCGATCCAGGCACCGAACCCGGCGCCCTTGAGGATGACGCGCACCGGCGTGCCAACGGCGGGCACCCACTGGTCGTCGCCTTTGCCGCACGGTGCGGTCGTGCCCTCCATTGCCAGGCCGTGCACGACGAGCTCCTGGCGGGCCTTGCCGGTCTTGGGGTTGATGACGTCGGCGCCGTCCTTCTTGATCGGGCGCTGCTCGAAGCGGACGATGGCGAGGCGGGTGCGCTCGCCGATCGCCGTGCGCTTCATTACCGGTGTCGTCGGGGCGTTGTTCCGGTCTTCGGGGATGTCGATGGGCATTGTGGGTATCTCCCTGTCATGTTTGTGATGTTTGGTTGTTGGATTTCGCTCAACTGGCAGCGATGTGGTTGTCAGGCCCAGGTGCCGCCGAGTCGCTCGGCGGCCTGGTCTGCGGTGAGCGGCCGGTCAACCAGCCGCATCACTCCGTTGTCGTCGAAGGCGAGGTCCATCCCGCCCTTGACGAAGGCTGCGCAGGCGCCGAGGAAGGTCAGCGCTTCCGTCCACCCGAGCGCAGCAATCGCCGCACCGGGCGGGGTCGACGCCTGCAGTGGTTCGTCGCTGTCGAGCGCGAACGCCGCAGCGGCGCGTACCAGGTCGTCGTCCATGCAGTCGTTCTGCGCCAGGCCGATCAGCCCCCGCACGATGCAAGTGCTGCGGGTCGTCTTGCGTTCGGCGAGGTGGAACGACGCCACGGCGCGCGACTGGTCGGCGAGCGCAGCGATCCATGCCCGCTGCACGTCGTCGAGCGCAGCGTGCAACTCACGCATCTGCACCATGCGGCCCTCGCTCGCAGGCTCACCCTCGTCGGGCACCACCCGGGCACGCACCTCGGCGACGTTCACGGTGCGCAGCGGCGCCGGTTCGGCGGGGATGTCGCTGAACGGTGCCGAGGTGATTGTTTCGGCCTGCTCGACGATCTGCTGAATCCGGTCGAGCTGCTCGTCGGTGTGGCCGCCTTCGGACAACTTCGGGCAGCCAGCGGGCCACGCCTCGCGGACCCGCTGCGCCACATCGGGCGACAGTGCGGCGACGGTGCGCAACCGGTCGACGAGGTTGGCGGCACGATCCGGCAGGGCGGCGTATGGCGTCGTAAATGTTGGGTTGCTCCAACTATCGACCCGCAGGTCGGAGCGTGAGCGCCACGCCCACGTCGGCTGGATGACCCGCTCAAAGCACTGCCGCCCGGCGGCGATGTCGATGCCGATGATCGACGCCTCGCCTTCCATCGGCAGGTGCGCAACCAGCGCCACCGACTGGCTGACGGCGTGCATCGGCACGAACTCGGCGACCTCGAAGTCGGCGTCGCCGGTCGGGCCATCGGCACACAACGGCGCCGATGCGTACAGCCACAGTTGCACGGCGTGCGACTGCAGGAAGTCGGCGGCGCTCTTGCCGGTCTTGGTGTCGAGGATGAAGCACTCGCCGGTCGCCCGGTGCCGCACCACCCGGTCGAACCTGCCGGCGACCATCAGGTCGGGGTGCACGATGACCTGCTCGCTGGCGATGATCTCTAGGTCGTGCGAGTCGAGCAGCGTGCGCCACGTCTCACGGATCGCAACGACCTCGGGCGTCTCCAACACGAACACGCCGCCGTCGAGCAGGTCGGTGATCTTGTGTACGGCGGTGCCGTAGTCCCGGCCCGACGACGCACCGGCGGCGGTCATCGCCTCTTCGCAGATGGCGTCGAGCGCCTTCTTGTCGTCAGCGTTGGCGGCGACAGCGGTCAGCAGGTGAGGTTGCAGAGCGAGCCCGATGGCGGTCTGACGGCGACGCCAGAAGTCGAGCGCCGACGAGTCGTCGGGCACCTTGGCGATGGCCGACGGCGACTTGCACCGCTTGCCGTTCAGCCAGTAGCCGTGGGCCTTGGCGCTGTACTTGAGCTTCACGACGCCACCTCTGACGCGCAGTCCCACCCGCAGGCGGCGTATCCGGCCAGGTCGGTCCACGAGTCCTGCTTCTGGGGCGACCAGCGGATGCGGCTCACCTTCAGCAGCGCCATGAGCGCTGCCACGTCGTGCGGCGCAACCTCGATGCCGAGGTACGCGCCCCACATCGCAGCGGTGCGCTTGAAGTCGGCCCGCGGGTCGCCGTACTGCACGTTTCGGTCGCCGTTGACGAGCGCCTCAGCGCCCAGCAACACCTCGGCGCGAGCGTTCGCGTACTGCGGCTGCGACGGCTGTGGCACCGATGACCACCTGCCATCGAGGGCCAGGCGGCGCAGGCCGCCGCCGACGGGATCGAGCGGGGTGCCGACAACCTCGAACGCGTCGAGGCCCAGCCATGCGGCAATCTTCGACTCGTTCGTCGCGCCGGTAGACCGCTCCCAGCCGGGCAGCATGATGATGGCGTCGACTCGGAGCAATGCTCCGATGTCGTTGCGTGCAAACCGCTGACGCTGCTGATCGGTCAGTGGCTCGTTCCCAGACATGCCGATCTCGTCAAAGCCGTCCTCGCGATCCATCTCGGCAGGCGAGATGACGTACCAGCCGTCTGCCCGCAAGTGGTGGGCGACCCGGTCGAACATCGGGAAGTTGAACTGGGCGATGCCGGTCATCGGCCCGGCGATGTAACAGCGCTTCACCGCCCGCACCCGCCACGCCGCTCGCTGATGACGATGTTCCACATCCGGTCGAGGTCGGCGGCACGCTCGTCGAGCTGGTCGGACCAGTCCTGCAGCGCCTGGCGCTGCTGGCCGAGCCGCCACAGGGTGAGGGCAAGGCCGAGCTGCACGCCGGCAGCGAAAGCCAGCAGGTGCCAGATCACGCCACACCTCCGTCAGGGTCGATCACGCCAGGGCGCTGCAACCGGGACGGACTCCCGGGAACGCCCTGGCGGCCTGCACCGGCTGGGGATGTGCCGGTGCGGCGAAGGTGGTGGTCGAGACGGTCGCCGGCGTCACGGACGAACTGCACGTCGGAGGCGGCGAGTGCCGCCAGGATCAGCCGCACATCGAGCGGCGACAGTTCATCGACCGACCAATCGTAGGGTCGGCGGCGACGGGGCCGGAGGTTGACAACGTGGCTCACGATGCACACCACCGCGTGCGCTTCGTCGTCCACGGCTGCCAGCCGCAGCCCATCTGCTGCTCGGCCCGGTCGAACAGTTGCCGGGCGACGGCCAGGTTCGTCGCCGGATCGAACAGGCGGTCGAAGTCGCCGTCGACCAGCGGGCGCACCCATGAGCGATGGGCACGCATGTTCAGTTGCATCAGCCCGTAACTGTCATCCCGGCCCCGGCCGTTGTGCGCCGTGGGCGTGCAGCGGGATTCGCGCCAGATGATGGCGTCGAGCCGTGGCCAGTCGGCCTCCGACCAGCCGGCGTCGAGCGCCGTCTGACGGAACTCGGGGCAGCGGTCGGCGGTGGTGCTGGTCGGCGCCGAGCAGTGGCCGAGCAGCAAGGTGAGAGCGGCCAGGGCCTTCATCGGTCGCACCAGCGCAGCCACACGTAGGCGGCGGCGGCCCACACGGCGAGGCAGGCGACAGCGGCCAGCCGGTCGGACCAAGCGGCGATCACTGCGCCACCCCGAGAATCACTCGCACGTCGCGCACCCGCACCTCGCCGAGCACGTCGGACAGTTGGTCGAGCAGCTGCGACAGTTCGTCGGTGGTGGCGAAGAGCGCCAGGCTGTCACCGATGGCGACGTGGTGCTGGCCGTTGACCGTGCGATGTCCGACGAGGCGGACCCGCACCGGCAGCTCGGTAGCGGTGGAGTTGACGTACCTCACGACGCCACCGCCCGCAGGGTCGTGCCCTGAGCGGCGAACCGCTCGAGCTCGCGAACGGCGATCGCCAACTTGGCGTCGGTCGACAGGTGCGGCACGGTGGCCAGCAGCCCGGCCCGCACGAACTCGCGCACCCGTTGCTCGGACGTGTTCAGCCGCTTGGCTGCCTCTGCGGCGCCGACCACGATGGCGGTGTCGGCCTGGACGATGACGGTCAGAGCGTCAGCCCCTCCGGTGTGTGTGTTCCCCACGGAGCGAGACTCAACACCAGATTTGGCCATTCGTCAAGACGTCTTGGGCCGTTCGGCCTTATTTGGTGTCGATGGACTAGGACCATTGGCCCCTTTGCACTAGATGGCCAATCGGCGCATACTGGCAACGTGAATGCGGAAACAGGTGAGATCGTGCGGAATGAGAGACTTCGGCGTGGTTGGTCGATGCGGCGAGCGGCCGAGGCTGCTGGGGTGTCGCATACGTGGTGGGATCTCGTCGAGCGCGGCGCTCAGCGTCGCCACGACAAGGCGCGCGAGGCCGTCGCCCAGGCGTTCGGCTGGCCGCTCGACTGGCCGGAGAACCCACCGGCCCCGCCGGTCGTCAGCCAGCGTGACGATGCGGTGCTGGCGGCGTTCGAGCGTCTGGCGTCGACGATGCTGGCGACGATGGCTGCGATGCAGACACAGATCGACGAGCTGCAGCAAGCAGTCGATCGGCTCGCTCCTGCAAAGCGGTGAGGACAGTCAGGATTTCGCTCTCGTCAGGCATGGCCAGACCATAGAGCGAGGGTGCGCGCAAGTGCCCCCCACGGACAGGCTCGGGCGCATCGTCGGTCATGCCTTAGCGTCGCGCACAACATGACCACCATGTCAGACCACGCCGCGCGTGTTGCGCGCGACACTCAGCCGATCACGTCGGCGATCACGTCGGCAGCGGCAGCATCGGCGCCGCTGACGACATGCGCGTAGGTGCGCAGCGTCGTCGTGGTCGATGCGTGGCCGAGACGGCCGGCGACGGTCACCGGCGACACGCCACGCTCGAGCAGCTGCGACGCCATCGCGTGCCGCAGATCGTGCAGCCGCACACCCTCCACCCCGGCCCGGGCGCAGAGCCGCTGGAACCGTTGCGTCGTGCCGTCGGGTCGCCACGGCACGGACGAATCCGGCGAGTTGCTGAGGACGAACGGATCACGGGCGAGCCTCGCGCCGCACGCCAGGGCGCGCTCGCGCTGGCCGTTGCGCCACTGGCGCAGCAGCGCCACCGTGACGGCATCGAGGCGCACCACCCGCACCCGGTTCGTCTTGGTGCTCTTGGTGCTGCGATCCTCGTTCAGCGACCGGCCGACGGTCATCGTTGCGGCATCGAGGTCGATGTCCGACCAGCGAAGTGCTAACACCTCGCCACGCCGGGCACCGGTGGTGACGGCCAGACGGAGCCAGGCGTGCGTCTGCAGGTTCTTCGCTGCTTCGGCGAGGATCTGCTGCACCTGCGCCGCCGACGGCGGCTTCACCTTGCGGTCAGGCAGCGACGGCAGACGTGCGCCGCGGGCCGGGTGCGCACCGATCCATCCCCACCGCACGGCCTGCGTCAGCGCTGACGACAGCGCCGTGTGCAACTTGTGCACCTGGTGCACCGGTGCACCGGCCCGCTCGGCGTCGACGTAGCCCCGGTCGAAGTCGGCGAGCGTCAGCCTGTCGACCCGCTTGCGGCCGAGCGAGGCAGGTAGGTGGGCGAGGGCGACACGGTAGGTGGCCACGCTCGACGCCTCGAGGCGCGCCGACGCCAACCAGTGTTCGACGAGTTCGGCGAGCGTCGCATCGGATGAGCCGGTGCGGCCACCGGTGCCGACGACCATCTGCGCCAACGCCTGCTCGGCCTGCTTCGCCGAGCCTCGCACCGTCTTGGAACGGCCGGCGGCTCGCAACTCCCACACCCCCGGCCTGATCTCCCGCTTCGACCCGGACCCGTATGCACGCTTCGTCATGGCGCAGATTGTGGGGGATTGTGGGATGGCGGTCAAGTTCCGAAGGTCCCGACCCGCTCGCTACCCCGTCTGACCTGGGGCTTTACGGTGGGCGTAGCCGGACTCGAACCGGAGACCTCCACCGTGTCAAGCTCGCTACAGGTGCCCTGACCTGGGCTTTCTCGTTCCGTCTCGCCGCATTTCGCCAGGTGGCGTTGCGGTGTCCCTGGTGGATTGTGGGGCGAACGTGGGATGGCCTGGTGTCGGTAGGGGCATTGACACGGACGCCACACTGGGCACATGCGTATCACCCCCATCATCGCCATCGTCCTTCTCGCCGGCTGCTCGTCGACGACCGAGACAGCCCCGACAACGGTTGCCACCACCACGCCACCGCCGACCACGGTGGCGCCCACCACACCGGCCGCGCCGTCGACCACGGCGGCCGTGACGATGAGCCGCGACACCTACATCGCTGTCGACAACTGCATCGATTCGCTCAGCCTGCTCACCAACCTCGACCGCCAGGACGGCAGACCGATCAGCATCGACGAGGAGAAGGCGGCGTGCGACGCGGCCATCGACCAGTTGGAGGCCGACAGGCTCGGCGACACTCCCCTGGCTGAGGCGCTGATGTTCAGGGGGTTGGATGCGTCGCTGCTCGCTCTCAAGATCCTGCAGGGCACGGCGACCGAAGCGGACACCAAGGAGTTCGACGGGCAGTACCTGGAAACGTCGACGAAGTTGCGCGAGTTGCTCGACGAACTGTACGCCGCCTGAAAACGCCAACAGCCCCCCGCCTTGCGGCGAGGGGCGTGGCGTCGCACTGCTCAGGGGGCGCAGCGAACGAATCAGTCAGGTGGCAGCAGGTCGTGCACGGCCATCAGGTCACGACGGCGCTGCTCGAGGTGTCGGCGCTGGGCATCGGCACGGACCAGCAGCCGCTCGAGCGACAACAGGTCGATGCTCTTTAGGCCGTGGCCGCGGGCGTCAGCAACGAGGCGGGCCAACTCGGCGGTGATGTCGATCACAGTTCCGTCACCTCCATCACCATGCCGTCGGGGATGTGGATGATGTGGTCGAGCGCACCGTCGTCGCCGATCGACTGGGCGAGCGAGACGTGGCCCGGCTTCGGCTCGATGCGCCACCCGACGCTGGTGACGCGATAGGGCTCGGCGTCGATGTCGGCGGGCAGCACCCAGCCGCCCGCACGGTCAGCGTGAGCGTCGTGCCAGACGACGGCGATGGCGGTGCCGGTCACCAGCCCTCCTTCGCACGGTCCTGGGCGTAGATCGGCGCCATCCACGTGCGGCCACGCTCCGGCGTCATCAGCCACAGCGCCTGCGCCGGTTCCTGAAAGCCGAAGTTCGACACCGCTGCGTACTCGTCGTAGCCGACGAGTGAGCCGTTGATGATGAAGTTCGGTCCCCACGTCAACTGGTGCCAGTGCCCCATGACGAGCAGGTCGTACGGCTGCTGCACGGCGGCGTAGCGGGCACGCTTGCGGGCGTCGAGCCGCATGATCGGCGGCCAGATACCACCGATGCCAGAGCCGCCGGTCACCTGGTCGCCGTGCGTCACGCAGACCGTGTGGCCGTAGGACTGCACCAGCGCATCGGCCGACTCGACGATGTCGAACGTCACCCGCGCATCCTTGCGGAACTCTCGGGCGAGCAGGTGGCCGGTGAACCAGTCCCAGTTCGTCCGGGCCCGGAACTTGGCCATCGGCTTGCGAGTCGTGCGGCCGTGGTTGCCGACGACGACAGGGACGTGCACCTTGCCGAACTCGTCGGCCAGCAGCGACAGCGCAGCGGCGAGTTGGTCGCTCCAGTGCAGCACCGAACCCATGATGGTGTCGGCGTTGGTGTGCTTCAGTTCTTCGTGGATGTCACCGGCGTACAGGTCGCCGGCCAACGGCACGACGATGCCGTCGTAGGCGACGCCCGTCCAGTAGTCCCGGCAGACCTTCACCGCGTGCTCGACCGTGGTGCGCAACCGCATCTCGGCGATGGCGCGGTCGTACTTGTTCACACCACCGATCTGCGCCGGGTCGACGACCTCGTCGAAGTGCAGGTCGCTCAGCAGCAGCCACGGCGTGCCGCTATGGGCGCTGGCCTTGCGAGGCGAGCGCATCCACTTCGGCGGCTCGGCCGGGCGCGCCTTGTCGAGCCGGAGCATCGCTGACAGTTCCTGCTCGGCCCGGCGGCGCGCCTCGTTGGCGACCTCGAGCTGGTGCATGGCGTCGGCGTGCTTGCGCTTGAGGTCGTCGACCTGCTGGCGGTCGACCGTGCTCGCCGCCAGCACGGCGTCGATGTCAGGCGTGGCCACGACTACCCACACACTCGCGCCGACGGTGCCGCTCGATCGAGCCTCGCGCCAGGGTCACGTCGATCCGGTCGAACGCCCCGATCAGCGACGACGCCGAGAACCGTTCGGTGTCGGCGAGGGCCGCCTCGAACTTGTCGCGCCAGTCGTCAGGCATGGCGGCGAGCGCCGTGCAGACGTTGCACTTGCCGCCGACCCGCTTGCGTTGCGAGTCGGCGAGGATGGCGTCGATGTCGACGCCGGTGGACTTGGCCTTGCTCACTGTTGCCTCCCTGGTGGCATTCGTCGCCCGGCGCACACCGGGCAGCGGCTTCACTGCTTCGGCTTGTTGGGCGCGACGTAGACGCCGAGCGCACCGACGGCGGCGGCGGCGATCGCCAGGCCGTCGGCGAGGGTGATGACGCCATCGCTGGCGAGGGTCACGGCGACGCCGAGCGCCGCGGCTGCGGCGGCGTAGAACTTGGCAGCGGTCATGCTGGTTTCCTCCGTTGGCGCTTCGGCGGTTCGACGGGCTCGACGGCTTCGACGAGCCGCAGCCGTTGCGAGTGATCCCTGAGATCGGCCTTCACCTCTCTGAGGTCGGCCTTGATCTCGATCTGATCGGCACGCATGTCGCCGACGACAGCGGCGATGGTGTCCACCGTCGCGGCCGTCTTGGCGTGGTCGTTGCGGTTGTCCTTGTGCACCCGTGCCTGCAGCCAGATCGTGGCCAGGCCGAACACACCGCCGATGACGGCGACGATGATGGTGGTCATGCCACCAACTCCGACCAGCGCTCTTTGATCCGGCCGGGGCAGGCGGTGGCGGCCACCTGGCCGTGCTGCACGATCTTCGCTGTCGGCGTGATCGCCTGCGTCCACTTGAGCACGTCGATGAGCCACCGGAACGAGGCGACCTGCGCATCGGTGCACGGGTCGGTCTCGCCGTTCAGAAACAGGATGCCGTACGCCTGATCGTTGTACTTCGCTGCGTGCGCCGCCCGGTGGCGGCCGGCGAACTCGGCGATACGCCCATCCATGTGAATGACGTAATTGTACTCGTTGGCCTTCCAGCGGTGAATCGATGCGATCGTCTTGGTCAGGTCAGCGTTCGCGTACGACCGCTTGACGCCGGTGTAGTGGGCGATGACCATGCCCAGCCGTGGCCGCAGCAGCGGCCGTGGCGTGATCCGGTCGATGTTGGTGACGCGGCCGGGCAGGCCGACGTCGAAACGGGACAGGATGGCGGTCATTGCTTCACCGCCTGCAGTGCGGCCGCAACGGCGTCGGCGATCTGTTCCTCGAGCGTCTTCGGCGGCGGCGGCGGCGGAGGCGGATCGACAGCGACGAGCGCCGTGCCGGTCCACTCCGGCACCTTGCCGTCGGGCACCTCGCACTCATGCCAGGTGTAGCCCTTGGCGGCGAGGTCGTCGGCGTCGATGACGGTGCCGGTCGACACCAGGGTGCCGGTGTCGTCGAGAACTGCGAACCATGTGGTGCTCATGTCAGTGTCTCCCTCCAGATGACGGCAACATTGCCGCCGATTGACGCGGCATCACATCGGAAAGCCAGGCGGGTTGATGCACCCCACAGAATCGGCGACCGCAACTGGTTCACGTAGTTGTCGGTGATGCCGATCATGTATCCAGTCGTAGCGACCTCGCTGCCCGACCCGCCGAAACCGAGCTGCACGCCGAGGTATGTCGATGCCGAGAAAGCGCTCCCTTGAAGGCCGACGATGTAGCAGCCGCCAGCGATGGGCGGCGTCGCTGCGATCTGCACCCACGACGTGCCGCTCGGTGTAGCCGACGCCGTGACGCCCGCTTGAACCAGCGAGGGCACGCTCGACGTCGGCGTGTAATGAACGGCGACGGAGGTGTTTGCCGCACCCGATGTCGTTCGGTATGCGATGCGGGTGCCGCTCGCCACCCCGATGCCGTACGGGACAGGGACGTACTGGTTGATCGTTGTGTTCGGCGTGCGCGACGTCCAGCGCACCACCTCGCTGCCCGACCCGCCGGTGCCGATGTCGATAGTCGTGGCGACGCCTGCGCTTGGCGCAGCGACCTCGAACCCGTGAATGATCGCATCAGTTCCGAGCGAAGCCGATACCTGCAGCCAGACGTTTGAGGTCGTGGTCACGTTGTACTGCTGCACGCTCGCCTGTTGCGTCTGATCTCCGAGCGTCCACACGTTCGCATACGGCGACCCGTTCTGAACCAGAGTCCACGCCGCTCCATCCCAGTAGCGGGGCGCACCGAGGTCGGGTGAAGCCGTCACCGCCGACTGCATCCCGACCGACGGTGACGGGATCGCAGCATCTCGGGCCGTCGTGGTGGCGAACACCATCACCGACTGATCGGCAAGGCTGGCGTTCACGTCGGCGGCGGTGACCTTCTCAAACGCTGCCCACTGTTTGCGTCCCATCATCGACCCCCTGTGGTCATGCTTTGATCCATGACGAACCGTTCCAGTAGCGACGCTCGAACGGCGTCACAATCTGCACCTGCATTCCGACCGTCGGCGACGTGATCACCGACTGCGCAACAGCCAGCGACGGGAACACCATCACCATCTGATCGGCCAGGCGGTTCCACTCGGTACGGGTCGGCACCTGACCGGCCGTTGTCGTCCAACGACCGCCCGACCACGTCCCA